CGGCCATCGGGTCGTCAAAGGATACCTTCGGGGTGGTCAGGGTGTCAGAGCCCGAGCCGCCCAGGTCGCCCAGGCGGACCATGGTCTGTCGGAGGTCGGTGCGGTCCACGAGATTCTCGTGGATCAAGCTGTTGAAGATCTCAGCCGCCCGCATATCCCGGGCGCTGCCTGGAGACGCTGCGGTCCCTAGGGTGAGTTCGTTTGCCATTGTTCATTCTCCAGGCGCCACGGGGCGCTCTTTTGTGTTTCGTTGTCTCGCCCTGTCGGGAGGCGTCCCCGTGTCCCCCTTCGCCCGTTGTGGCCGGCGGCGCCCGGTGGGGGGTGCAATGTGTAGACAATAAGGGGCCGCCCTGGCCCTGGTCAATTGAAAGGCCAGCCCCCCGCACCGTTGGACAGCGCGGCCTGCAGTGCAGCCTTCCGGGCCTCCCTGGGAAGGGATGCGATGCTGCCGGGTGTGTAGGCCTGGGCAGCGGCGGGCGTAGGGACGGCTCCGGCGTTCGCGGCGGGTGCAGGTGGGGCCGAGGGCTCGGCGGCGCTCTGGGGTGCCTCTACGGGAGCCACAGGGGCAGCGGCGGGCGCGGCGACCTGGGCAGGAGCCGCAGGGGCTGCAGCCTCCCCGGACAGGTACGGACGCAGCACAGCCGACGGGGCCTCCTGCTGGGTGCCCCACCAGTCGCCCCACTCCTGGGCGCCCTCGGTGCCTGCCTGCTGGTGGTACCGGTGCAGGGCGTAGTCCCGGACCTCGGGATCTGTGACGCCCGCCGACACCATGGCCAGGTGCGCTTCCCCCGTCTGGCGCTGGTCTTGTAGCTGGGCGGTGAGCGCGTCCCGCTCCGTGCGCAGCTCGACAGCGATCTCCGCGTCTCGTTGCCAGGCCTTGGCGCTGGCCTCCAGCTCCTGGTGCTGGCCCTGGAGCGCGGCCAGTGCGGCTTCTGCCTCCTTGGCGCGGGCCAGGACGGCGTCAAATCGAGGCTTCGGGATCGTGGTCTCTTCGGTCATGTTGTCTCTCCCTCTCACTCTGCGGCGGGATACACCCGTCGCTCTCTCTGTACTAGGTCAAGATGGGCCTGCGCCTCCTCGCGCGTCCACCCGGGGTTTTTAGCCAGGACGACGTCCACCAGGGACGCCACGCCCAACGAGATTTCCGCCCGTGCCTCCTCCAGGCGCACGGACCGCTCCTGAGGCGTCAGCGGAATCCCCGGGTAGCGCAGCCGCCAGCCCGTCTCGGGGTAGCTCGTGCCTCGGTACCGGTTGAGCAAGGCAGCGATCCGGGACAGGGTGCCGCGGTCGCCCCGCTCGAACTCGGGCACCATGATCCGTTGCTGCTCGCGCACGGCCTCCCGCTTGAGGGCAATCGCGACCCCAGACTCGGGCCCGCCCACCCGCTGCATGTCGTCGGGCTGTAGCCCCCCGTGGGCCGCGCTCCGGATCTCGTAGGAATCGATCGCGATCTGCATTCGCTCCGGGTCTGCGCCTGCCTGCCACTGCCCGGCCTGGACAGGGGTTCCGCCGTCCGGGATCAGCTGCAGGATCGCCGTGGGATCCACGTGGACCTCTTGGCGGGTGGTGCTGCCGCTGCCGCGTTGCTCCGTGCCTCGGATCTTGGCTCCGGAAAGGTAGCGGAGGGGGTGCGAGGCGTCCCGCACCAAGTAGCCCCAAAGCGAGTACAGGGCCCCCACCTGTAGCGTCGCGTCTACCAGCTCACGGCCCGCGAATGGGTCCCACAGTTGGTTGCCCCGCTGGCGGTGGTAGAGCACGTACGGGATCACCGGCTCGCCCTCGACCCTGTAGGGGTAGTCCGGGCCCGTGAACGTCCCGCCCAGGACCTGCTTCGTGAGGTCGGCTTGTGGGTTGTCGACGTCCAGATCGTCCCCCGGGAGGACCACGCGATAGCTGGGCTCCTCGGGGTTGCGGATGTCCAGGAGGTCCCAGGTCCAGACCTTGGAGCGCTTGCCGGTGTGGTCTTTTATGACACGCACCCGGGCCTCGCACACGAGGTTGGGCTCATCCGGGCTGTCGGCGCTTGCCTCGCAGTAGACCAGATCGGCCGGCACCAGTCGCACCTGTGCCCGCCCGGTGTCGCCTTGGTCCAGGTAGTCCAGGCGCACCAGGGACTCCCGGAGCCCGACGGTGAAAACCTGATTCTGTGACAAGAGAGGCCACAGCCCCGCCGACGTCAGCTCCCGGCCAAACTCCGCGGCCTGGTCCTCGCTCATGTCGGCATGTGTCACCGAGGGCGGGTAGCTGTAGAGCTGGGACAATCCACGAGTGACAGACCGGAAGACATTCCGCGACAAGTCCAGAGCGCCAAACCGGGCGACTGACGTGGGGGGAAAGAAGGCCCGCACCCGAGCCTCCAGGTCCTGCTCCCAGTTGCCTTGCAGCATCCGCCGACGGAGGGCGCTATGGGCTCGTCTCTGCTGGTCCCCGTCCCCAGTGGGCAGAGGCACGACCGAGGATTGTGCCGTGTAATAGTGCATCAGCGGACCGCCAATCTATGCGCGCCCCGGGCTCGGGGGTCGAGTACGTCTACCAGAGCATACCTCAGGGCGTCGATCGCATGCGTGAGGTCTGCGTCCTTGCCCGTCTTGCCTCCCCGCCAATGTGACAGGCCGCGGATCAGGTGCTCGCATCTAGGAGACACAAACAGCCGCCCCGAGAGGAGGGCGTTTTGTATCACACGAGCGCCCATCGACACGGACCCGGCGCCTTTCTTGGCTCCTATGATGCGGACCGGCGGGCGGCTTGTGGGCATGTTGAGGCAGCGCGCGATCGCCTCCTCCATCAGGCGGTTCACGCTGGCCAGGTGCGACGCCTTGCCCGCGCTGTTGGTGTCACCGTGCAGCCTGTCCACGCTGGCAACGGAAAGCCCGTTGCGGTCCAGCATCTGCAGGGCCTGCAGGGCGTCTTGGTCGATCGTGGTCCTGCCTGGGCTGGCGCACTCGTCCAGCACCCAGGCCCGGCGCTCGTCCTCGTCGTAGGCGTAGAGGAGGCACAGCTCCCGGCCGGCGTCCTCCCCGTGGTCCCAGGCCATCCCGATCCGGACTTCGTGCGACGGTAGGTGGTCCTCTGTGAGGAGGCATTGCGGGCCCCAGCCGGTGAACATCCGTTCGGTAGTGACGCCCCGCCACGCGCCGTTGACTCGTTGATCGTACTCCCCGGGCAGGTACCCCGCCGCTTGCTCCCGGATGGACTCGGGCGAGCGGTGCGGGCAGTCCTCGGGCGTGAGACGGATCACCACCTGATCCCACTCCTCGGTCGGGGGCTCGTCGTCTGTGCCCTCGACCATTTTTCGCAACCAGTCAACGGGCCGGCCGATCGGGGTAAATGTCATCCACACGGGAGCCCGTGCACCGCTCGGGAGCCGTCGCACTGCGACACGGGACAGGGCCTCGCCGAAGTGCTGGGACATGCAGATCTCATCGATCCACAGCCAGGACACAGAGGCGGACGCCAGCGCCACGATCTCACCCTTCCCGGAGCGGAATTCGATCAGGCTTCCGTTCTTCAGCTCGATCGCCTTGCGGCCCCGTGTGCGGTAGCCCCTGGCGGTGTCGTAGGTGGTGGCGTCCGACAGCAGCGGGCCGGGCTCGGTCTCTCTCAGCTTGCGGCAGATCGTGGGGTAGTGATTCTCCAGATCGGCCACCAGGATCCAGCCGACACAGGGCGCGGCCGGGGTCTCCCGGTAGGGGTGGCTTCCTGTCGCATTGGCCCAGGCCTCGGCCGAGCCTGAGAAGCTTTTGCCCACCTGGTTGGCTGCCCTTAGCAGGCGGCGGGGGCTCTGGCTTTTATGGAACGCCAGCTGCTTGGGGCTGGCCCGGTCCCAGTACAGCGCCAGGCGGTCGGCGCTGTAGGTGTCAAGCATGCGACACAAGGCGGCGAAGCTCACCCGTCACCCGTGAGCGTTTCCGCCAGCTTGCGGCGCACCGGCTCCGGCAGCTCCTGCAGCCGCTGGATCACGTCGTCCAGGCTGGCCGGCTCGTCAGCCTGGTGGGTGAGGGTGGCCGCGTCCTGATACACCCCGAGCACCCGACCCTCGATGCTCAGGAGGGAGGCGACAGGCCCGAAGCTCTCCGCCTCCCGTGCTGCCTGTGCGTGTTCCCGGACACGGATCAGAAACTCCCCCCGGGTCAGCTCCCGATCGATCGACCGGTACCCCTCGGCGATCTCGTCTAGCACCTGCCGCCGCCAGGCCTTGACCGTCTCTTCCCCCACCCCGTAGAGGCTCGCCAGGTCCCGGCAGACCTTGCCCGACCATCCTCGCCGCTCGATCGCACTCTCGACTGCGTCCAGGCGCTGGCGCATCTGTTTTTTGGTGGTCATAGCTGGGTCATCCCGTCTGGGGCGTATCACATTCTCGAGCCGGTGTAAACACTACCGCCACGAGAGCCCGGGAACGATCCTAGCTGGTCCGGTGTGCCCCTGTCGCCAAACAAACCAGCCATAAGCCGCGGAGTCGGTCGCTCCTCGCCTGGTGACGGACGAGACGAAAGACGGCCGCTGGGCCAGCACGTAGACGGTGTGAAGGCACGCCCCAGGACCTGCCCAGAATGGGATCCGCTTGCGGCTCTCCAGCATCCCCAGGCGCAGGAGGAAGGCCACGCCGACGGTTGCCACCCGGAGCGCGTGTCGGGTGTGCTCCTCTGCCTCCCCATAGGGCGGATTTCCGACGATCCAGGACGGCCGCGGGACCTTGGGGTCCCACTCCTGCAGAAACTCCCGACACAGGGCCCCACGCTGAGATACGGCGATCGATTGGGGGTCGATGTCGGAGGCCGTGACCTGGCACCCCATGACCTCCAGGGAGTCGAGAAACGCAGCCCCGCCAGCGTGCGGCTCCAGGACGTCCGGAGGGTCTCCCCAGTGGTCGTCCGCCAGCACATGCACGAGGGCACGAGCCAGGGCGATCGGGGTGTAGTAGCGGTCGAGGTCCTCGGGCACCTGCGGAGCGTGCTACAGCTTCCGCGCCCTGTCAATGATCCACTGCGGGACCTCCGGTGGCACCGTGGACCACCTCCCGGGCATGCTGTGGACGTTGGAAACGGGCCGCCCTCGCTCCTGTGCCTCGTTGGCTCGCTGGCCCCCGTCAGCACACCCGCACGAGATGGCCCCGGACTTGCCCGGCTCGTGACGGTCGAACACGATCCGCCACCCGGTGCCCAGGCAGTCCCTGCATCCGCCGCTGGCACGCCTCTCGCGCCTCTGGTCCCTCTGGACGGACCCAACAGCCCGCACAAGGTCCGAGACCTCCACAATGCCCCTCTTGGCCCCGTCTCGGGCTCTGTCGTCGATGATCAGATCAAGCGCGGCCTGGAGACGGTCCAGCGGAAGCCGGGAGACGTCCTTCCGGGTGGCCCAGTCGTAGGCGTGGCCGGCGAACGAGTCCCGGCGCCTGCTGAGCTGGTAGACCGCCCAGTCCAGGATCATCGTCCGGCGCAGATCGGTCTGCTCGTGCACGGTGCACAGCGTCGACCCGGGCCGGGCCTGGTGTCGGCACCTGTAGCCGTCGCCGTAGCGGACCACGGTCCCGGCGTCGGTGCCTCGGGGTTGCTCTCCTGGGGGGATGTGCTTGTGCCATTCGCAAGCGGGCATGATGCTCCAGTGGGGACAGGGGGAAGGAGGGGGGGACTATAGGGGGGGTGGTTGAGGGTATGGGGTGCGGTTCTCAGGTTCTAGGCTTGGACCTGGTGCGGTCTTGTTTTCTTTTATTTTTAAATAATAAAAGGATTTCAGGGGTTTAGAAGCACAGAGGCACCACAAGCGCGGCCCAGAGGACGAACGCCCCGGCCACTGCCTGTGCTACCTCTGCGGCTGTCATCTCGTGCCAGCTCATGCGGCCACCTGCGCCAGCTCGGAAGCGTGGTGAGAGACCAGAGACTCAAGATCGGCGTGCAGCTCCTCCAGAAGCTCGGCCGCCGCTTCCTCGTAGTCGTCGTCTGCGTAGCCGGATCCGATCGCGTCGTCGATCTCGGGGATCGTGGTCAGCTCAAGATGACTCTGTATGTCGCCCAAGGCGTCTTCTTCTTCTTCGGTGTGGTCGCAATCGGAGATCGCCAGCTCTACGACGTTGAGGAGGCCCTCAGCATCAAGAAATGCCTGGGAGATATCGGCGAGGTCGAAGGTGGCAAGGGCGGTGGACAGCTTGGCGATCGTGTTCATGTCTCGGCTCCTGTGGGGTGCATCCGTTGCCCCCTTCATGTTCCACAGTATGGACACCCTCCCCAGTGGTGTCAACAGGAAAGTGCATGTGCGATCGCCTTGACATGCAGACACACTGCAGGCACACTGCCCCCAAGGAGTCCACACCATGAGCACCGAAGAGCAGCAGAAGGCCCGAACCCCCAAGCGTATCCGCAAGGTGGTCAGCATCACCGTGCACCCCAAGGCCCTGGAGGCCCTGGACCAGCGCGCGGCCGATCTCGAGATCTCCCGATCCCGCATGATCGAACGGCTGGCCCTGGCCCACTGTCGGGACGACTGGAGCGGCCCCGAGGCGATCGACGTCCGGGTGAGCTACCACCCCGGGGAGGGGCTGCGCCTGCACAAGGCACGCAAGCGCCCGGCCGTGTAGGGTAGGGGGCGGAGGTCCCCATGCCGCAGATCACCTACGCCGGGGAGCGCTTCGAGGGTTACAACAAGCCCAAGCGCACGCCCAAGCACCCCACCAAGAGCCATGCCGTCCTGGTCAAGCAGGGAGACACGATCAAGTTGGTCCGGTTTGGCCAGCAAGGCGCCAAGGGCAGCCCCTACCGCAAGGGGGAGAGCGCGGCCAACCGTGAGCGGCGGCGGGCTTGGAAAAGGCGACACGCCGACAACATCGCCCGCGGCCCTCTGTTTCCGGCATACTGGGCCGACCGCGTCAAATGGTGAGGAGATGCCCCAATGACCAACCCAACGACCCCCCGATCTCTTGCTGCCCTGTTTCCGCTCTTGCACAAGCTCCCCGAGCCAGTGCAGGACGCGATCGCGGTGGCTCTCCTGGCCATGATTGTGATCCCTGGGTTGGCGTCTACGGCTCGGATCTCCGCTGACATATGGCAGGGCGACCGGGAGCCCCACGACTACCCCGGATCCCCTGTCAAGGCTGGGAAGTCTGCGGTTGACGACCTTGGGGACTGGGTGGGCCTGGGGGGTGACGACGACGACAGCGCGGAGGCTTCCGCGGAGTAGTGCGATCGCCTGGTGGCCCTGTGTGTTGACAGTGTGTGTACTGTCTGTCATTCTGTCGACACAGTGAGGGGCAACGGGTGCCCCCAGGAGAACCAGACCATGAGCATCGAAGACAACATCGCCCTCCTCCGCCTCGTCGACAGCTACAGCGTTCACAGCGCAGACCTCCCCACGATGGGCGAGCGCCTGGCCCTGGATCGCCTGGTCGCCCTCGGCGTGGCCTCCAGCACCTGGGCAGCCGGCGGCGGGTCCATGGGCCAGCTGTACTCCCGCGGTCCGCTTTTCTGGGATGCGGTCGACGCGCTGGACGAGGTGGCGGCATGAGCGCCGCAAACCAGGCCCTTAGGGAGGCCGCCGAGCAGGTCCCCGATCTCCTGTGCTTGATGGTGCTTGTCGGGGGCGCCGCCCAGATGGTGCTGCTGAGGCCTCCGCAGCTGGGCGCCATCCTGGCGCACTCGGACCGCTTGGGGCTGCCTCTGCCCTGGCAGCGGATCAACCTTCCGAGTGGCCCGGGGATCATGATCTACGGTGACGGCCTAGAGGCCCTCTGCACGGCCAACGAGGCGACATCATGAGCACAGAGGACAAGCAACCCACCCCGATCATCCCTCGGGAGACGGCGATCCACATGCTGCAGCGTGTCCAGCTGGCCGCGTCTGTGGTCGTGGCCGCGGCGCACTGGGCGGAGATGCCATCGAGCCGCAGAAGGCGTGGGCAGCTCCTGGACACGATTGATGCCCTCTCGGACCACGTGGGGCTGTCGTGAGCGGCTACAAGACCCTTCGGGAGGTCTTGGACAAGTACCAGCAAGATCGGGCGGACGCGGCCCTCCTGCGGCTTCTAGAGGCCCGGCGCAACGGCGCAAGCCCCGAGCGCCTGTACCTGCTCCGCAAGGCCTACGATCGGGCCTGGCTGGCTGCCTCGTACGTGCGGACGCCTGATCATGGGTGAGCGGGAGGACCTGGAGGAGGCCCAGGAGTTTGCCCAGGCGGTGGCCGTTGAGCTGCTCGGGGAGCCGATGACGCGCGCGGCCCTCTTCCGGGCCCTGGACGAGGTGCCCAAGGAGTCCCCACACCGGGAGCCGCTGACGGAGCTGGCGCGGTGTGCGGTGGTGCTGCGGTCGCTGCAGACGAGGATCCGAGACCTGGACGGGTGATTGTGTGTGTTGTTTTTTTCGCACAGTGTGTTGACACTCTAGGGAAGGGCTGCCATAGTCATCTCAACAACGGGGGGCACGGAGCCCGCCACGGAGAACCAGACAATGTCCAGCTACCTCGTCAGCCCCAACCACGTCCTCGCAATCGTCGCCAGCGTCAACCGCTGCTCCTATGACAACGCCCCGCTTCGTGAGCTGGCCCAGGCAGCGACCGAGCTGTACCGGGCGAACGCAGAGGCAAGCGAAGAGGATACCGCCAGCCTTCCCGCCTTTGACGAGGGCGACGTCTACGAGGCCCGCAAGCTCTCCCCCGTGGAGCTGCTGAAGGCGCTTCAGGGGTACCGCTACCAGCTCAACCAGAAGGCCGGCGAGGCACACCGGGACGGCCTGCGCTGCTCCGCCTATCGCTGGTGTAGTCAGGCCCAGGCCGCGGCGATTCGGGCGCTCCCTGGATACGAGGCCGCCGACTGGTCTATCCGATAGCGCGGGCGCCTCGCGTTGGGGCAGGGGGTGCGCTCCCTGCCCACGCGAGAGGCGAACGGATCGCCCTCAGAGGAGGAGAGCATGGAACAAAGACAGCACACGGCGCAGCTTGCGAAGAAGCGGCGCGCTAAGTGGTCAGACCGCTACACGGTGCAGGTAACTTGCAGCGCCTGCGGGCACGTGGAGCGCCTGGGGTTTGCGGGCTGGTCTGCCATCATCTGCCGGGGGTGCGGCTGCACGCTCCAGCGCGGCACGTACGAGGCCCAGCCATGAGCACGATCGACCGAGACCAGCTGCGCCGAATGGGCGTGATCATACCGCTCCAGGGCCGGGAATACTTGACGCACGATGGGCTTGTCCGCCTGGCGCACGACCACGGGATCGAGAGCATCGAGACCCGGATAGAGAGTTGGGATCCGGGAGAGCGCGCGGCAGTGGTCACAGCCACCGCACACGGGGCCCGGGGGACCTACACGGGAATCGGCGACGCCAACCCGTCCAACGTCGGGCGGGCCATCGCCTCGGCCTGCCTGCGGATGGCAGAGACGCGCGCCGTGAGCCGTGCCCTGCGGCTGTACACCGGCCTCGGGATGACCTGCACCTCCGAACTCCCAGGCAACGCCCCACAGCCCGCAGAGTCCCCGCCACCTGAGCCCACGCCCCTGGACATGCTCCGGCAGACCGTGAAGGGCCCGATGGGCGTGACCACCCTGTCGGCCCTGGACATGCTGGCCCGGTACCTGCGCCAGGTGCCGGACACCAACGAGCCCCACTGGGACACCTGGCAAGAGCTGGAGGACGATCCAGACGGCCCGGAGTGGGCCCTGGCCCGCATCGGGCGACTGACCACACAAGAGGGGATCCGACCTGTCGAGATCCTACAGGCTGCGCTTGATGCGCATGGAGGAGAGTGACATGCCAATACGACACGCGACGTTGACAGGGGTTCTGGCCCGCACACCCGAGGCCAAGCAGATCGGGGAGCGCTCGATCGTCTCCGGGCGCCTGGCGGTGTCCCAGGGGCGGGAGAAGCCCACGATCTGGCTGGACCTTACGGCCTGGAACCAGTGGCCCGCGGCCGACCTCCTGGCCTGCAGCAAGGGCACCCGGATCACCGTGTCCGGGCGGCTGACGCTGCGGACCTGGACAGCCAAGGACGGGACCGAGCGGGAGGGCCTGGGCCTGGACGTGGACGCCGTGGAGGCCCCGCGCGAGGAGAAGCCCCGATCCGAGTACGACGACGCCGGGCAGGTGTACCGCCAGCCCACGGAGGAGGACGATCTTCCCTTTTGATCGCATGTGATCGCCCTTGAGTTTGGCCTACCTGGGCCATTCTCGAGGGTGGCGCGATCGTGTGTGCGTACTTTCTTGGTCTGTGTGCTTGCACTCTTCGGAGAGTGTAGTACATTGGATTCATCGACGGGGCGCACGGAGCACCCCCCAGGAGCTAAGAACATGACCAACGCCAACGCCACCACCATCTCCCTTAAGTTCCACAAGCTCATGCGGACCGCTCGCCTGGTCGGCACCCTGAAGAACGGCCGGGGAATCTACGAGCTGTCCACGGGTGGCGGCACCTACCACGTCCGCCGCGCTGCCTTCCGTGAGTCCGCCAAGGGCTACACCCAGGCAAAGGGCCTCACGGATGCGGACTACTGCGGTGCAACCTACACCTGCCGCGACGCCTACGACCGCGCCGTGTCTCGTTACGAAGGCATCCTTCGGCGGGGGGTTGAGTACGGATATGCTGACTGGGTTGCGTCGGCCGAGGCAGTTATTGATGCCCTGAAGGCTAACCACACCGAGCCGGCAGCCCCCGCTGTTGAGGAGGCCCCCGCCGCCACATGGCCCGCGAAGTCTCGGTCTCTTGGCCAGGCTCCGGACGGGCTCGGGGAGTTCATCGAGTTTGATTTCGACCCTCGATAGGCTCCAGGCCCTGGCCGCCCGCACTTGGCACGGGGCCCCTACGGGGGCCCTTTGTCGTTCTGGGGTGTGTGCGCACGCTGTGTTGACACCTGCCCCCTGTGTGTGCCTATACTGTCACCAGACGAAGCGAGCACCAAAGCCCGCCACGAGGAGAAGACCATGGACACCAACACACCCACCACCCGCGCACCCTGGAGCCTGGCCCGCCTGGATGGACACGACTGCTTTGACCACGCGGCCCCTGGAGCCCTGGAGCGCGTCCGCTTCGAGTGCAGCCGATGCCACACCACCTGGAGCCGCCACCGCAACCCGGGGATCTGGGTCGCCCAGAACATGGAGTGCAGCTGTGGAGCCCGCGCGCACTCCGACGACACCTCGATCGAGTGGTATTCAGACACCGAGTGTGGCCGCTGCCACGCCCAGCGCACCGAGGGGGCAGCATGAGCCGGCTAGACAACGCACTCCGCAACCTGGGCCGCGCGCACCTGATGGAGGACGCCACCCTCCGCGCTCGGGCCATGCACCAGATCCTCTCACTGGCCGCCCTGGGCAGCGACACCGCCGACAAGGGCACAGCCGGATCGGGCCTGTTCCGACCCCTGCCCCCGAGTCAGCGGCCGCCCCTGTCCTACGGGGACCACGACGACGTGCAGGACGTCCACCGGTGGGGGCGCAGCGCCCGCGGCTCTATCAACGGAGAGGGGGCACAGCTGTACTTTGGCAAGGGGTACCGGTCGATCGTCCGGGAGCTGGCCGACAAGGGCCGCGTCTGCTGGAGGCCCGCAGAGGGGCCAGGGGGACGGGCTGCCCTGTGGCTCACCGACGAGGAGGCCGCCGTGGTCCGTGCCGAGCACGACGCCCGTCACAAGGTGACAGCATGAGCGCCCCGGACCTGGCGCGGCTGGTCAAGGACCGGATGTCCACCCCCAGGGACTGGCCCGAGGTCGTGGACACCGGACCGATCGGACGGGCGGCCCTGCGGCAAATGTACGACACCGAGCGCGGCGCCCCACGGTGGCGCCTGTCGGGCCTCGGCAAGTGCGCCCGGGCCCTGGCCTATATCAAGTCGGGCACGCCTCCCAACGGCCGCCAAATCGACGCGCGGGCCCGGCTGACGTTCTCCCTTGGGGACATGGTCGAGGCGATCCTGGTCCACGCTCTGGGGGAGGCCCTGGAGGGCGATCCGACCTGGGGGCTCCTGAACGTCGGAGAAGACCAGGCGGAGGTGTTCCTGGAGGTCCCCGGCCACGAGCCGATCAAGGGCCACCCAGACGGGATCATCACTCGAGACGGGGAGCCCTGGGCGGTGCTTGAGATCAAGTCGATCGCCTCCTTCGGCTTCCAGCGGGCAAGCCGTGAGCTGGCGGAGGGCCGGTGCCCCTGGGACCCCTCGGAGAGCTACTGGTACCAGGCCCAGGCATACGCGGCCGCGCTCGACCTGGACCGGGTGGGCGTGCTCATGCTGTGCAAGGACTCGGGGGCGGTCTTGTCCTTCTGGGTCCACCGCGACCCGGGCTTCCTGGAGGCCCTGCGGGCTCACCTGGACATGGCCAGCCAGCCACCGGAGGACGTGCCGCGGGTGCTTCCCGATGGCCAGGAGCTGAAGCCTAGAGACGACAGGCACAAGACCCGAGGCACGCCCAACCGCCGCCACTCCGAACTGCCGTGGCAATGCCGTTTCTGTGCTCACCACGGCGCGGGGTGCTGGCCCAATCTGGTGAAGACGATCGGGCGTGACTACCGAGGGGCGCCGTCGCTGCAGCTGTTCGCCGACCGGCCCGATCTGGTGTCACTGTGAACGTCCCGATCGAGCTGTTGCGAGTGTGGCGGGCTGTCATCCCTGGACAGCCCGCCGCACAGGCCCGGCCACGGTTTGCCAACGGCCGCGCGTATCGTGCCGGGCGCTCGGTGCAGTGGGAGACCGCCGCCTCCCACCTGATGGCGGAGAAGTGGCGCCAGGAGCACCCGCCAGGGGTCAAGGCCACCGGCCCCCTGGTGATGGACGTAACGGCCGTGTTTCGGCGCCCCAAGCGGATGATCTGGAAGCGCCGACCGATGCCCAGGGAACCGCACGACCGCCGCCCTGATCTAGATAACGTCATCAAGGCCTGCGCCGATGCGATCCAAGCCTCGGGCGTCATCGACGACGACGGGGCGATCTGCGCCATCCAGGCGCGCAAGTGTTACGCTGCCGGCGACGAGTCCGCGCACGTGTCGATCGTGCTGAGATGGGCCGCACCGGAGGGCGAGGTATGACACAGGGAGCGCAGTGGCTGGAGAGACGGGCAGAGGCTGAGGTACGAGCGGCCCAGCTGGTGGAGAGGCACCAGGGCCCGGTCATGACGATGATCGCCCAGGCGATCCGAGACCTGGCACCCGAGACGGCGGACATGAGCCAGATCGAGGCCGACCTCCGGATCGCCGGTCTGGTGGCCGAGCGCCTGGACAACGCGATCCACCTGCCCAACGAGCTGGCCGAGGCCCTGGATCGCCCCCTGATCTGGCTGGTCACTCTGGCCGGTCTCGGGGTTTGGCGGTCCCTGCAGCGGAAGGAGCGCAACCGAGCCCGGCGTATGGCGCGACTTGAGGTGCTTCTAGCCGATCATGGACCCGAGCTGTCCAAGAGACGCCGACGGACCGCAGAGCGGCGCCTACGGCGCCTGAAGGCACACAACGAGGGCGGGGCCGCGTCGTGAGGTTCGCGATCGTCGTCGGCCACCGTCGGGACCGCCAGGGAGCCCGCGCCCTGTCGGGTGTCCACGAGTGGGCCTGGAACGTGCCCCTAGCTGGTCGCCTGTGTGGAGAGCTGGAGGCCAACGGACACCGGGCGGATCTGCTGTTCCGGCCCAACGTCTCAAGCGGCGCGATGGGCCAGCTCGTGGAGCGTATCAACGCGGGCGGCTATGACGCGGTCGTGTCCCTGCATTTTAACGCGGGCGGAGGGGGCGCGGGGGGCTTCCTCCAGCTGCACCACCCGAGCAGCACCCGAGGGGAGGCCCTGGCCCAGGTCTGCCGCGGCGCCCACGGGCGAGCCTTCCCAGGGCTCCGGGATCGGGGCTTGTGGGCTACCACGGTCAACGGCTCGGGGACGGAGCTGTGGATCCTTACCAGGACGCGGCCCCCGGCTGTGATCGTTGAGTCCCACTTCGGCGACAGCGAGGATCACAGCTACGCCACCGCCAGGCGGGACCAGCTGGCGATCCAGCTGGGGATCGGCCTGTCTGAGCTGGCCGAGCGTGCGGACTCTGGCGCACAATGGTAGGAGGGGGCGACCTGCCACGGGTGACGCAATGACCGACATCGAGATCGAGAAGCTAGCCGACACCCTGATCCAGCGCTCCACCGAGCGCGCCCGCGTGCGCTGGAACGACCCGCAGGCCCTGGGGGCCATGGTCGGGGTTGCCGTGGTCCTGGTGTCCGCCGTCAGCGGCTACGCCTCCACCCAGGAGCGCCTAGAGGCAACCGTCACGATGGTGGAGGAGGTCCGGGACGACGTGCGGGCCATGCGCGGTGAGGTCTCGGGGATCGATGCCCTGGAGGTCCGGATCCAGCACTTGGAGCGCAACCCCTAGCCCAGAACGACGAGAGGCCCCGGAGGGCCTCGCGTGCGGTGGGTAGAGTGAGAGGCTAGCCCCAGCCACTCTCCGCGCGCTGCGTCATGCGATCTTCATAGGCGAACTCTTCATAGGAGCTGCCGCCCTCTTCGTGGCAGCCATCCTCCTCAATCGTGGCGTCTCCCTTGGCGCAGACGGAAGCCCAGCCAATGGGGGAGAATGACAAGTCGAACTCCTCTCGAATGTAGCTGCCCACCTCCGAGAGATACGACGCCAGCTCATCGGGGGAGACTAGCCCATAGCGCTGGCACCCCCACAGCTCCTCAGAGATCTCGTCCAAGCACTCTTCGTAGGAGCGAAGGCAGGTAGAGATCTGATCGCTGTGGCTGCCTGAGTCCATCTCGCGCTTGAGCACCTCAAGCACAGCGTCCACGCTGTCCTCAAAAGTCTTCAGGGTAGTCTGGCTGCAGGCGTTGTCCATCATCTCCTTGAGGAGAGGGAAGAGGTCAATCTGGGTGGTGCTTGCGTTGTTCATGGTCTCGACTCCGTGGGGTGCGTCCGTCGCCCCCGTTTGTGGAACCACTATGCGCTCCCTCCCTGGTGGTGTCAATACACTTTCCCAAGAAAAGCACACAGACGATCCAGAACGACAAAGGGAGCCCCGGAAGGCCCCCTTGCGCTTGCTTGCGTGTTCTCTACTCCGGATACCAACTGCAGATCCGCTCCGCAAAATTCTCCGCCGCCTCCCACCAGTCGGCAGTGTCCGTGTGGTTCGGGATCGGGCGCCTGAACTCCTCATAGTACATTTGGGCCACGTCGAATATGTCGATCATCGGGCTTGTGGGGGTGACGTCCTGGGTTTTGGCGAATTCTCGAAAGGTCATGGCGTCGTCTCCGTGGGGTGCGTCTGTCGCCCCCGTTGATGACCTGACCATAGCAACCCCTCCGGTGGTGTCAATACACTTCGCAGAGAAAACCACACACGCGATCCAGAACGACGAAAGGCCCCGGAGGGCCTCGCGTGCGGTGCGGGCGGTGGGGCGCTAGCTGGTCCAGTTCCAGCGGCCCAGGACCCGAGGCCCTGGCGCGTCGAGCCATGCGAAGACGTTGTCTGAGTCGGTGTCGCAGCAAGTAGGGCCTACGTGCTGCGGTCGCGCTGCCCGCTCCTGGCGTGCCTCGCTGAGCGACTCCAACTCAGCATCCAGGCGCCCCAGTATCATGCCGAGCGCCGGCAGCCCCTGAACCTGGGCGACATCCAGGGACAGAAGCTGCTCGGCAAGGAACTCTGCCAGGCTGAAAGAGTCGGAGATCTCCCCCTTGGCCCGAAGAGACCAGCGAGAGTCGAGCCAGGAGAGCAATGCGTTGTCAAGCTCGGGCGGTATGTGGGCGGCGGTGTTGGCGGCTGCGTTGCTCATGGTCTTTATCTCCGTGGGTGCGTCCGTCGCCCCCGTTTGTGCAACCACTATGCGCTCTCCCTGTCTGTGTGTCAATACACTTTGCCAAGAAAAACACACAGGCGATCCCCAGAACGACGAAAGGCCCCGTAGGGCCTCGCGTGCGGTAGGTAAATCTAGCGAGCCAGCCAATTGAGGCGCGCCTCAAGCCGCGCATATTCTGAGGGGAGGTGACTTACACACCAAAACTCAACGCCCTGCATCCAGGCTGCGCGAAGCACCCTGCACCCGCCAAAACTAGGGGCCTTCGATGCATACCACCGCACCGTACCCTCTCCGTCTCGGCTGTCGCAAAACTTGAAGCCCTGAAGGGCTGCGGCATTGATGTCGTCTCGGGTGCGCTTGTTCATGGTGTCGACTCCGTGGGGTGCGTCCGTCGCCCCCGTTTGTGAGACCACTATGCCCCCTCTCCTTGTGTGTGTCAATACACTCTGCCAAGAAAAGCACACACCGCGATCGCTGACCCCCGGCCGGGGAGGGGGAGAGGGGGGGCCCGACCGGGGGGGGCACCGTGAGGCGCCCTATCAGCTACGCCGAGTCCTGGACCCTCAGCGCCACCAGGAGCCGGCCCCCTGGAGAGTGCCGCACGCCCTGGATCACCGCGATCCGATTGGTCCAACCAATCTCGGAGTCCGTGATCGTGATCTGGTCCCCCAGACGCAGCCACCCCCAGGCCTGGTCCAGCTCGTAGGAGACCGACCACGAGGGCAGCCCGTACAGCTGCGCACGCCACCCGACCACCGCCCCCGCCGTGGCCGCGCTGTAGATGGCGTCAGAGGTCTGGGCCTCAGCCACCCCCACCCCGTACCGCGCGCGGCCCGCCTGGAGCGCCCGGTGGACCCCTCCGCCGTTGGCCTGGTCCTCCGACCTGGACACCGCCGCCACCCGCTCGGCATAGAGGTTGTGATCGGCGTCGTAGGCATACCGGAGCGCGGACTCCGTGAGCAGCCGGGTCCGGTCCTCCGACTGCACGCGCCCCACGCGGTACACGCCCTCCCGCCCACGTACGAGGGACGCGATCGGGTCCTCGCCCAGGGGCCACACATGCAGCCCGAGCCCGCGGGCCGTGCCATGTACCGACACGGGGAGCAGGGGCAGGATCTGCGCCGCCAGCCAATCCCAGGGCCGGAGGTGCTGCGCCGGGTCGCACACGATGGAGGTATCGATCTGGTAGCCCTCCAGGAGCCGGGCCGCCACGTCCACCGAGACCAGATCCCACGGGGCCGTTGACTGGCGCACCGCCCACCGGATGACCTGGCCAGCTGTCCGGACCGCCGTCCCGCCCTCCTGGACCAGGCCGGGGCCCTCTGTCCAGCTGGTCCGGTAGACGTCTTTGGAGTGGTAGGTGATTCCCGCGAAGTGGTTGTTGACGTCTGCCACCGCCACCAGGCGCCCGCGGCCGTCTGACACATGATCGATCGGCCCGACCTCGTCCGATCCGTTTTGGTGCAGCGTGACCTGTGACGCGGCCACGGCATGGCCTGCGATTAGGATATATTTATTTGATGAATCGACCGCGAACCCGGGGACAGCCTGGACGGACTGAGAGCCGGAGATCGCCCCCGGCTGCCCGATTACGATCGGATACATTTCCCCGTCGGTCTTCTCGGCCGCTCCTGGCCAGGTGTCCGAGTCCACCCGCGCCGTCTCCGGGCACAGCTCGCCCGAGTCATCCCAGGGGTTGGCGTCGATCGCCAGCTCCACCGGTGAGCCCTTGGGCCCATAGCTGTAGTCCCGCACACGTCCCGAGAAATACAGGAGCGAGCGCCCGCCCCGAATATATCGATACACGCGCGCGGTGCATTGGTGGAGGTCCTGGCGGTCCGCAATGAGCGCCGGCACGTCCAGCCAGTGGGGCCGGATCGTGAGCGTGAGAGACCGAGACGCGGGGGACAGGCTGAAGAGGTCCAAAGACTCCTCCCAGGCGAAGTCCTCTACCCCTGGTCGCCACGTCACGGGCTGCCCCGTCTCGGGGTCGTTGGCCGTCACCTGCTGCGGTGCCAGGTAGACCACACGCGCGGCCCACTCCAGGCGCACCAGCCACACCAGATCCGCCCCGAGCAGCTCCCGCCGCTCCCACCATCGGCGGTCCATTAGGGGGCCTCCCAGCCGCCTGGAATCTCGGAGATGACGACACGGGAGGAGCGCTGCACCTCGTCCCGTCCCTCGTAGCCCTGGACGGGCTCCACGCCCGGATCGGACGTCACCCGGCCGTACACGATCAGCTGCCGATCCGTCAGGACGTGATCACCGCTGCCCCGGTCGATGCGCCCGAGGTACACCACCGGCCGCGCCACGCCCCCCAGGCGTTGAGAGACCAGGGACTCCAGAGCCATGATGACTTCCCCGCGATTGGCCACGGGCTTCCCGGCGTCGGTTCCCGTCACATAATCCGGCTTGACGTTGTAGCGGTAGAGGCGGCGGGTCTCCATGCCTTCATCCCAGGAAAAAGATACCTCACGAGACGGCAGCCCGACCCGGCGCCCATACGTCACACCGCTCGAGTCTTGTGACAATTCCCCCAGCTGTCTTGTGGTGATTGTGCGACCGAAAGACGGCGACTGACCGAATACAAACACGTCCCCGATCAAGAGCTGCCCCAGCTCCTGGAAGCCGTCGACAGTGTCCCCGCCCATGATCCGGAGCCGTAGGTGGGTGGCCTCGTTGGTGAAGTCATGCGACACCACCACGCCGGAGCGCGCCCAGATTTCGCAGGTGCCCGACGTGGGCTCTGTGCCGTCTATGCCTTCCAGCTCGAAGATCGGATGCCGGCTTGTGGCGTCGGTCCAGCTGCCGCCGCTGTTGCCCTTGATCTTGCGTAGCACGGTAGACCCACCGATCAGCTTTAATGTGCCCCCGCGGAACTCGTCCGGCCATATGTAGCGCTCCGCCGCCTGGGCGGTTCCTGTGTCGACGGTGACGGCCGTTCCCTGGCGGGTGAATGTCAGCCCCTCCAGGCCCTCGGCCAGGTCCAGGGTGCAGATTGTGTTGTAGCTGCTCCCGTTGTTGTCCGAGTAGGCCAACTCTGCCTCTTTAAAGTTACACCGGAGGAGGCACATCCCGATCGTAGCGTTGCGAAGCCGGGCCTCCTGGGTGCTAAGGGTCCAGACCAGATCCTGGTCTGCGCTGTCGTCCCGGCTGCGGTACGTCACAGCGGGCCCCGGGTTGACCTCCTGATGCGCCGCCTCCACCGGGTAGAGGTGGTCTGCCCCGACCGTCCATTGCTGGCCCTGGAGGGCGGGCCCATCGGTGGCGCTCAGCTCGATCCCCTTGCGGACGTACTGCGGGATCGGGCTGTAGTCCAGCGGCCGCACGTCGTCCGGGTTGGAGTAGCCCGCGGCCGGTGTGTCACTGCTCAACCTGGTTGAGACGTCAGGCCACCCGCACCACCCCACATGCGACCAGGTGCTTTCTTGGGTGCTGCTGTCCAGCTTGCCCCACTTGATCAGGGTGTCCGCTCCTGGACTGGTCCCGCTCTGGTCGCCAAGGGTTCCGGCTGGGCCGTCTGCCCACTGCCGACGATGGGAGGGCGAGGCGTACCAGGTGCGGACGCTGCCGGCGCTGTCGACTGCGATCCGGATCATCGTGATCGCCGTCATATCGTGCGCGACGGTGTCCCCGACCTGGGATCCGTCTTTTGTATCAGTAAGGGACCACCCCCCGGTGCCTGCCTTGATCGATGCGCCATAGACAAAGGTCGCATCGCTGGCCCCGCTGTTGTCGCTTAGCTGTACCGTGATCCCCGTGTCCTCGTCCGTGAGGGTCGACACCTTCAGGGATATTTCTGCGACGAGTCCTTGATAGTCTGAATTTGTATCACTGTGGGTGTAGTTCAGAACACCCGAACCGGTTAGCTCTAGAAGGCCCCCGGAGAGGGCGTCGGAGGCCGCGCCGCCCCTGGACCACCCGACGTCCGCGGGCAGTGCCGTGGGCAGGTATAGCGCGCCCTGAAGCTGGCTGCTGCTGATGTCTGTCACCTTGGAATATGTGACGTGAGAATCAGCGGAGAAATACGAGGCCCCCAGGATGTTCCGGCCCCTGGGCATGGTCTGCGTGGACGGTCCGCCCAGGTAGACCGCACGGGTGGCGGTCTCGTCCTCGTCCGTCGTCACGACGAACAGGCGCCCCCCCATGTCGACCGCGCCGTAGTGTGTCAGATAATCCGACGAGGAATCCCGCAAGCTGACGTTCTGACCGTGCCACAAAACCCAGGACCGGCCACCGTCGGAGGACCGGCGCAGAAGTTCCGAAGTGTGGTCCCCCACGCCTGCCGAGCTAGAGAGCAGGGCATACACGTCCCCATCCTCTCCAAGCCAGACAGAGGCCGCCGGGCCGTGGTCATATTCTGGTACGTCTGGGGTCAGGTCCGTGCTCTTGATCTCACGCTGTAGGCCGTTGGCGATCGGGGTCGATACGGTGGGCAATGCGACCGACACCCAGGCATCTACGTTGGATGCGTCCGTGTGACGTGTCACGAACACGATCGAGCCGTTGGGGAGTGCGACACAGTCGTGCGTGTCCGTGTCTCCGTCTCCGTCATTGATCGCCAGTTCGGATCCGGTGTCGGATGTCACGAGAAGGTACGGGCCGGCCGGAGTCGTGGCCGCGTACGTCCGGACATTCTGAGAGCTGGATCCAGTCGTGCCGAGCGCCAGGAACGCGCCCGCGTCAGTGACCGCCGCACGGATCCGGAGGTCCCCGGTGCTCTCCACGTTGTCGTCTACCACCCGCTGAGCGTAGACGGCCCAGGAGTCCCCCTGATCTTCCGACACAAGAATGTCCACGTTTCGACGGTTGGAGACCGTCCGGTCAGACTGCAGGAAAAGGAACAGCCGGCCGTCTGGTGCTACACACAGGCCAGGACTCGAGCCTACCCCGAACGTGTACCCGGAGACGGAGACCACCGTGGTCTGTGTCCAGGTGTCCCCGTCAGCCTCGAAGATCATCCGGTGGAGCCCGTTGCTCAGTGTCTTGGGCCGAGAGATGGCCACCACGCGCCCGCCCTCCAGGCGCTCGACAGCGACCCCACCGCGGGGGACGTAGGACGTGCTCAACACCTCGTGACCCGTGACCAGGCCCAGGTGGTCCGCCCCGTACCAGGACGAGTCTCCATCATCCCGCCAGACGTATCCGCCACCGTTGCGGGCTGGGATCCCGCTGGTCTGGGTCTGGACGTTGATCGTGTGCTCGTCGTCGTTGGTACCTGTCGCACGAAGTGATAGGTCCGTGTCCCCGCTTGCTACAGGTTGCCCGACGATGGGCGACCCCTCGGTGTAGCTGGACAGCGAGGCCGAGAGGTTGGCAAAGGTCACGCGCTCGTCAGGCACCAGGAGCCCGGAGAACTGAGGGTATTTTGTGTAGCGCTCGCCCATGGTCTAGCCCATCCCTGTGGGCCGGTGGCTGCCCGGCCGTGGTTGCCCTCTGAGGATCTGAGACTGCAGCGACCCACGGCCCGAGCGTCCCAGGTCGTACGCCTGGACGTCCAGGACCCGGGTCCGGATCTTCTGCTCGACCACGATAGTCGTGGGCGCGGCGCCCTGGCCCTGGTTGAGGGCTCGCACGCCCTCCTCCCCACCGACTGCCCGGACCGCGGACGGGGACAGCACGGCCTCTCCTTCTCGGGCTCGGATCATCATCTCGTCGCGGAGCAATCCGCCCGCGTGGAACGCCGGCGCAGGCTCGGAGGCGATAGCCGCGATCTGAGCAGCCCCGAGCGCTCCCGCGGCAATCGCTGCGGGGATTGTGACCGGTGGCCCTGGAGGCTGTGCCAGAGCGGCCGCAACAGCTGCAGCGGTGGAGATCGTCGCCTGGGCGAACGCCAGGCTTTTTGACCTCTCGAATGCTTCGAGGGCTGCCCGTTGGGCTGCGCGCTCGGATTCGATCGAGGCGTCCAGCTCGGCCCGCAGGCGCTCCCGGGTGCGCTCGGTGGTGGCCTGGGCCAGCTGCTCCCGGATGCGCTGGACGCGGTCGCTCGCCGTCCGCTCCTCCTCGATGCGCTCGGCCATGGCGTCCCGCTCCGCCTGGCTGATTCTGTCGACCACTGACAGGGCGGCACCGAGGATTTCCTGGTACGCCTCTCGCTGCCTGGTCACCATCTCCGCCAGGGTCTGATCTCGCTTGTCGGCGGCCTCTCGCTGGGCGTCTGCCGCGGCCACGATTGCGGCGGCCTCTTCCTCGCTTTTCTGGGTCAGATCTTCGGTCTTTTCTGTGAGGTCGATCTTCAGCTTGATCGTCTCTTTTAGTGCCTCATTCAGATCGGCCGCTGCGGCGGTCTCCTCGGTGGTGGCCTCGGCCATCTCCTGGGCTGCCTCGGTAGCCTCCTCGGTGGCGTCCGCCATCTCCCGGAACTCTCCGCGCGCCTCGTGCAGCCTGCGAGTCAGATCGGCCACTCGCTCGGCCATCCCGATCAGGGCCTCCTGGTTTCGCTCGGCCTCCTCCTCCAGGCCTGGCGTACTGGACAGAACCCGCTGCGCCTCTGAGTAGCCGCGAAGATGACTCTCAGCCTCTGCCAGCTCTTGCGACAGTTCCTCAATTGCTGCGACTTGTCGACCTTGCTCTGTGACCACCTGAGGGATCAGTCCCTGTAGCCTGCGGTACGCGTGGATCGAGTCGTTGATCTGCTCAATAAATGTGGTCATCGGGCCCACGAGGGGCTCTAGCGCGTCCGCCATGAGGCGGCCCAGGGAGGCCTTCAGCAGCGTCACCTGGTCGGTCAGGGCCTCCGATTCCGCCGCGGCCTCGTTGGAGACGATGCCCGCCCGCTCGATGGCTCCCGCCGCCGCTCGGATTCCCTCGCCCCCACCCTCGAAAGCGGCCAGCAGCTGGACACCAGACCGGCCCAGGAGGTCTTGCGCCGTCAGCGTCCGGAGAGATTGTGTCTCCACGTCTCCCAGGCGGTCCGCTATGAGGGCGAAACGCTCCACCAGGGGCAAGCGCTCCAGCTCCTGGGCAGACAGCCCCAGCCGCTCCAGTGCCTCCGCCGCCGGGCCTCCCCTTGTCGCGGCCTCTCCTAGCCTGCGGTTGAGGTCTCGGATCGCCTGCTCTGCTTGGCCGGCGCTCACGCCTCCGAGGCCCAGGGCTCCCGTCACCACCTGCAGCTCCTCCGCGGTGGTTCCCAGGACGGCGGCCATCTTGGCGATCTGGTCGTTGCTGGCTGCCATCTGGACCACGGCGGCGCCCACTGCAGCCACCGCCGCAGCTGCCGCAGCTGCAGCCGTCCCAACGGCTCCCAGGGCGCCCCTCAGCCCCGCCATCGATACGGAGGCCTTGCGGGCCGATTGCTGGCCCTCCTCGCCCATCTCCTGGAGGTCGTCCCCGGCCTCCTCCGCGGTGTCTCCGATCTGCTTCAGCGCAGCGACCGCGCCGTCGCTGTCTACGACTACCTCGAACTCGATCCGGCGGGCCATGCTCTCCCCCTTAGCTGGACCACCAGGCGGCGGCCTCGGGCGTGGCTGCCCCCCTGGCCAGCCTGGAGCGGGCGGTGGGGCTCGTCTGCTTCTGGGGGCGTGTCATCATCCACGCCTCCAGGATGTCCGAGAGTGTAGCAGACCGGGTAGACATGAGACGTAGATCGGCAGGGCGCACGCTACGAGACGCCAGCCCCCGGCGCTCGTGCGCGTGGAGAATCTGCCAGTAGGCCAGGAGGCGGAGACGGTCGGCGCGCGAATTGTCCCAGAATCTCGGAGCAAACCCACGGCCACCCAAGATCCCAATCTCGATGTCTAGCGCCCGCCAGCTCTGCCAGCCTTTGTCACAGTAAAATCCACCAGGGCCCCCACCTCCTCAGGGGTGGGCATGGCCTCTTGGGCGGCGCGCATGAGAGCGGAGCCCGTGCCCAGGAGCTGGATCAAGGTCCAGCCCTCGGCGAACAGCTCAGCTGATACGCGCTCCCCATACACCGCCGGATCGTCGTCGTGCTCGGCCTCCAGGTCGAAGTTTGGATGAGCCCAGAACCACCCGACGGCGGCAGACGAGATCGCGGCCTGTTCGTGCGACGAGCCCCCGGCCCGTGCGGCTGCCTCGCAATGTCGCAAGAGCCGCACCGGGTCCACCAGTCGGAACCGGTGGAGCCCCAGGCCTGGGATGTCGATTTCAAGCGCCGCGTGCTCGGGCACCTGGCGCTGTGTTGCCCTCTCCCTCATGCTCCCCCCAGAGCTAGGAAATCATGATCGGCGTCGGGTCTCCCAGGCCGCCATCTGTGCAGGTGAGCGAGATCGTGATCGTGTCCGGGTCGCCCTCGCTGATGCTCATCGAGCCGAAGCAAAGATTGGCCACCATGACGTGAGAATCCCCAGAGGTGTCTCCGGGGTTGATGATCTCGAACTTGACCGAAACGCCGTTGATCATAGCGTCGCCGCCAGCCGAGGAAGCGTAGGTGCTTTCCCAATTGCTGGAGACATAATCCCCATATCCAGACATAGCCCACGGGTCCCGGGTGAGCCACAGGGCGATGTCGTTGAGGGTCTCTACACCGGTGTCCGTGAGGTCCCGCAGGTAGGCCGAGAACTGGATCGTCGTCGGCTCCTCGTCTCCGGCGATGACTCCGGCCAGGTCCTGGCGGTCTCGAATCAGGACCTTCTGCCGACCTGTCACAGCGATCTGAAGGTTCCCCTCCTCGAACTTGACCTCGTAGGACTCCGCCCCAGCCTCCAGGGCGCCGGAGGACGTGTTAAATGCGCCTTCCTTGAGAGCGGCGAGGGTGATCTTCCCCATAAGTCGCGACTTCACGACGAGAGATTCGGCCATTTTTTTCTACCTCCCGCGGAGCCTGAGACGCTGCCGCTCTAGTGATTCCCGCTCGCGTAGTCTGCTTGGGCGGTCCTGATACGCTTCAACAGTAGCAGCAAAGAGACTTGTCCGCAGCAATCGCCGCGCCTGCCGTGCCAGTCTGTCGGCCAGGTTCTGCTGCCTCTGGATCTGTATATCAAGTGACGCGACGTTGTCGCGCTGGACGATCTCGTTCAGCCGACCGAGTGCACCATTGATCAGCTGCTCCGACTCGGCCTCAACAAGCACCCAGCTCTCTAGCGTGCTGCCGCTGGCGTGGACAAATTCGGCATACTCGACCGGGTTACGTATCACCCACAGCGGCGGCTCCCACTGCAGGGACCACGACTGCTGGGAGCGGCCGGTGTCCACTGGCCAGGTATCGATCAGGTACTCCCGCAGCTCGGCGGTCAGGTCGTCCATCACGGCTTCGACCTCGTCCCGGGCGCCGGGGCTCAGCGCATCCGCAGAACCAGCGATCCGGCTGTAGACGTCGATCGATATGTCGACGGCTCCCGAGATCAGACGCCGGGCCACTACCGGCCCTCGATCTCGTCACCGATGATCCGGGTGATGGCCTCCGCAGCCGCGTCGAACTCCGTCACCCAGTGCCCCCAGGCGTCCCGCACGGCGTCGCCCTTCTCTCCGCCTCGCAGGTGGATCCACTGGGCGTATTCCCGGCCCGTGTTGGGGTCTCTCGCGCGATTGGTGGCGACGACCCTCCCGGCACCCTGCTTGACCTCCCAGGACGCCAGAGAGCGGCCAGAGCGGCGCCCCTTGGGATCGTCAGGCTCGGTGTACCACTTGCGGCCGGACTTGCTCCGCCTGGTCGTGCCGATGGGCCACCGGTCTCCCTCGCCTGGAGCCGTGCCATCCCCCCGCAGGTCCTCCTGCCACCGCACCGTGGCCTCCGCCAGCTCACGCGCCACAGCTCGATCGATCGCTAGGTCCATGTCCCGCAGGTCCCGAAGGAGGTCCTGGAGCCCCTCGACCCGTACCACCGCCGCCACGGCTACAGCTCCAGATCGGCGGCGATGTCGAAGTCGATCTCAGTGATCAACCACTCCCGGGTTGGGGTCGGAATGCTACGGGTGGCCAAGTAGTAGATCGTGAGGTCGTCCACGGTGGACGTGGTGTCTCCGCAGACCGCTTGGACGATGTCGTCCCGGTAGTCCGCGGCCTCTCGGATGGCGTCCCGGGCCGGGGTGAATCCCCCGATGATCTGGGTCCCCACTCGAACCGTGATCCGGTAGTTGAGGCGGGCCGACCGGTCCCCCCTGTCTCGGTACTGCCTGGAGTTGGTATCGGACCACGTGACCGAAAAGCCCCGGGCAAGCTGCGTCCGTGGCTCGTCGCGTGGGTCTAGCAGCTCGGGCAGCTCTACAAGCTCCGTCACATTCCCCACCAGGGTTGCGACATTGTCCAGGAGCTGGCGGGTGGTCAGGCTGGCCACGTCGGATCCCAGGTCGAGAGGCCAGGCCCGCCGATAAATACGACACCGGCCGCGCTCTCGATCTCGTTCGCTCCTGGTAGCCCTGTCTCGTCGCTGTCGTAGCGGATCGAAAGCGTCCCGAACGTCTGCTCGAACATCCGGTAGTAGTCCTCCGACAGCTCACCGAACCGGCCGTTTCCGGCGCTCGTGGCGAAGTCACGGAAAACCAGGGAGAGCGACAGGTACAGGTGCGAGGACCGCAGGGCAGACGACGACAGAACCAGCCAGGGCCGGCGCCCCATCTGCAAGAGCTGCGTCTGTAGCTGCGTCCAGGCCTCGTCGATGTAGCTCTGAAGGTTGCCACCCGTGCGGGACTTCCACCGGCTGAGGTCCCCGTGCATGGCCTCCAGGTCGGTATCAGAAATCACCGGATACAGCCGGAGCCGCACCAGGTGGGCTTCCCGGGTGAACGTGTAGGTCTGCCCGTCGGACATAACCAGGGACCACCGGATCTGCCACAGGTCCGAGAGGTTTTTTGACTCGGGAAGGGTGGCCGCCGTCACCGTGTAGGTAGCCTTGGAGCTGGCCACCGTGACCGCTGCACCGTCCACGACCTTGTCGCCTGCCTCGTCGTAGATCGTGACCGTGCCAGACGTGGGCGCAGAGATGGCCCCGTCTCGGTAGATCGCGGCCTCGATCTCGTTGTCCTGGTTTCGTACCAGAAACTCAGGCAGAGGGAACCGCGGGGCGTAGTCGGTGAACGGCATCTACTGCGCCGCCTCCCAGGCTGCGATCGCGTCCTGGAGCTGGCGCCAGTAGGCCGCGCGCTCGGTGTTATTCGTAACGCTCTCGGACTCCTCCTGGGAGATCTCCAGCTGGATCACATAAGTAGGGGCCAGGTCTGACGGGCTTGGGCCTCGCTCCTGCTTGGCGATGTCTAGAACGTTCATGGTGCGCCGTACCTTTCAATGACCAGGCGTTCAATCGACGCATCGATCCCGTCGTACGACTGCACATAGAGGCGAAGATATCCGTCGCCGCCGAAGGTATAGTCGTTGCTCGTCTCGAACCGTGAGCCCTGCAGCCTTAGCCGGGCCCGTTGAGTTAGCTCGCCAATGTCGGTGAATGCGCTCGTACCAGTGTCGCCACGCATCCAGACGTCCGCGTCTACCCCGTGCAGCTCCATCCGAGCCACGGACGGCACCGTGCTCGTCCCAAGGTTTCCCCAAGTGGCAGACGGCCCCCCTGAATAACTAGCCGGCGGCGGTCCCAGAGATAGGCCATTCAAAGCCATATTGTCGCTGTAGTGGGTGTCGCCTTTGTACTTTTTGAGGCTCGCCAGGATGCCATTTGTCGCGCCCGACAGTGCGTCCTCGTACGTCAGCCAGCAAGCAGCGGGGCCGCTGGTATGGCCGACCATGCTGGTCGTTTTGTACCTTACCCAGAACCTCCACTGATCATAGCCAGCAAAGTCCCCGTAATCGCTTAAGTCAATGGACACGATCCCGGTCTTGACGCTGCCAGATGCGCCCGATACGGCAATGCGCAGGCCCGAGGAGTCAACCGCAAAGGTCCCCACGTCAGCCGTTCCGGAGACGTGGACGCTCTGGCCATTGCTGAGGGTCTTGGTCCCGTCTCCGTCGCTGGCCAGGTTCTGAGCGTCAAGAGACGTGAAATCGAGGTCAAGCAAGGTTTCGGGACCGCTGCCGCCACCTCCACCGCCGCCGCTTGTGGTGTGTGTGTTGATGGGCATCGGCCTAGGACTCCAGGACCTGGCCGGTGGGCGTCCCCGCGGCTGCCTTGAGTTCCAGCCGCCACCCGCTGCCCAGAGCAGCCGATCCCCGGGGGAGCGCGAAGGTATAGGACTGGCTCGCACCGATCGGAATCTCGATCACGCTGTCGGCCGGGTCCTTGATCTTGATCGTTCCTGCGACAAGTGCGCCTGAATCAAGAAAGGAGACCTCAACCTGGGTGGTTCCAGACTCCAGGGACAGCGCGGTCCCGTAGCTGGTGGTCTGTGCCTGTGTCTGGATCCGCGCCATGGCTCACCCTTTCTTGCGACGTTCCAGCCGCTTGATCGTCTCGACTGCCTTGGCCCTGGCCTGGTCAGCCGGGACGCCTGAGTCTCTCACGCGCCGGGCTAGCCTGTCGACTGCCTCCCGGCCTCCCTTGCGCTCCCCGCTCATGCGTCTGCCTCGGGGGCTGCCTTGGGCCGCTTGGGGCGTCCTGGGCGCTTGGGCTTGTAGGTGCCCGCCATGGCCTCGTGGTGCTGGCGTAGGCGCTTTGCTCGGGCCTGCAACATGGCGTTGTGTGGAGAGTTGGCCGCGGTGGCCTCGGCGCGCTCCAGGCGGGCCGCGTGGCGGCGCAAGTGATACGTGCGGATATTTTTCGACATAGGGGCCACGATGCCCGAGTCCCGCAGGTGCCGAAGGAACTCATAGAAGCCCGGGCGATCGAAGTCCTCGAAGACCATCCCGCCCTCGATCGTGTAGTTGTTCCAGCGGCTGGCGTAGGCCTTCCGGCCGTTGTCCACGGGTACCGCCTGCATGTAGTCCCGATGCTTGCCTAGGCGCTCGTCCGTGGGCTTGATCATGGTCCACCCGCGCTCCTGGGCGCTGGCGATGGCGAGGGTGATATTCCCGTTCTCCAGGACGTTATTTTGTCCCGCGTCCAGGACGATCCGCCCGAGCCTGGGGAGCCACTCCCCGGCCTCTCCTGCGTCCCGATAAAAGTGCCACCGCTTGGGGTGCCACTTATACATCCACTGATGCATCCGCCGGGCGCGTCGAGCGGGTAGGGCTGCGGTACCCGCCTGGGGGGACTGGATGGCGGCGGGCTGGCCGATCACTGCTGGCATGGTCTCTCCTCCTCTTTGTGACACATGGGGAGGGGGGTGCTACCCCCCGTCCCCGTGTCGGTTAGCCTTATGGGGTATCGGAAAGGATTCCGACGCCGCGCGCGTCCTCCAGGATGGACACACCGCAGAAGGCGTGGCCCACGATGCGCGAGATGCCGGGATCGGCGTCTCGATCGAATTCGGCATAGAGCGGGGAGCCGGCCGGAGTCACCAGCGCGGCCATGCTGCCGGGCATTGCCTGGCGGGGGCTGGCCTCCACATAGGCGAGGGCTCCCAGGCCCATCATAAATCCGTTGTAGTGGCCTCCGCCCGAGGTCACGGAATCCACGCTGTACGTGTCGCATCCGTACAGGGTTCCCTGGTACCCGGGACCCTTGATCGCGATCTGCTCCGGGGTGGCCGGGTTGAATGCGATCGTGTTGCTGGTCTCACCGCGCAGGCTGCTCTGCAGCTCCACCCACTGGTTGTGATGCAGCACGCACGAGTAGGGGCCGGGAACGCTCGACTGCTCCAGCTGGGCGATCGAGTCGAAGAAGGCGGCCACGTCCATGTTCGTGGAGGCGGTCACATCGGCGCTGAATGACTCGGCAGCGGTGCAGACCAGATCCGTCACACGGAGGATGTAGGCGTCCGCCATCTTGGCCGCCAGCTGGGCCATGTTGAGGTTCCCCGGGCCACCGGTGATCATAAACTTATCGCTCAGACCGTAGGCCAGGATCTGGTGGGCCACTGCGATCGAGGTCTGGCCGACTCCGAGCGCGGTGTTTCCGGCCGCCGTCACCTCGTCCGTGTTGGCCGCGGCCATCGGGTCGTCAAAGGATACCTTCGGGGTGGTCAGGGTGTCAGAGCCCGAGCCGCCCAGGTCGCCCAGGCGGACCATGGTCTGTCGGAGGTCGGTGCGGTCCACGAGATTCTCGTGGA